GCTGGTCGAGGTTGGCCACCGAGGCGATGACCGGCCCGGCCACCATGTTCTGCACGAAGTCCAGACTCAGCGGCTCCCACTCGGCCTGCCCGGCGACCATGCCCTCACCGAGGGTTCCCAGCAGGCTATTCGGCGGGGTGCTCGCCGGAGCGGTCACGTCCGTCAACTGGTTGAGGTTCTGCCGGATGTTGGCGCCCTTCCACGTCCCGTCCGGCTGCTTCACCAGCGCCATGCCCGTGGCCGCGAGATGAGTGTCCACGTCGGTCAGGCCGTCGAGGGTGTCCGGGGCGGGGGTGCCGGGCGGGCCCTGCTCACCCTGCGGGCCCTGCGGACCCTGAACATGCCCGAGGGCCGTGTACCCGGGGAGCCCCGGCTGGTTGTTGCCCAGCGACACGTACATGTCCCCGGTGGCCGACACGAAGTGGACCACGCCGCTCTGCGTCTCAGCGGGCAGCGCGTCAGTGGTGGCCACCACGGAGGAGATGCGGATGCCCTGACCCTGCGGGCCTTGGATGCCCTGAATGCCCTGATCGCCCTTGGGGCCGACGGGGCCCTGCGGGCCGGTGGCGCCCTGCGCCCCGGCCGGGCCTTGGATGGAGCCCACGTCCTCCCAGCCGGTGCCGTTCCAGACGTGGAGGGCGCCGCCGATGAGGTACGCGTCGCCCGGGTTGCCGGTTGCCGGGAGGGAGCCCACGTCGGGTAGCGAGCCGACGATGTTGACGCCGCGCCCGTCTGCGCCCGCCGGACCGGCAGGACCCTGCGGTCCCACCGGGCCCTGCACATGCCCGAGGTTGGTGTACCCGGCCTCCCCGGCCAGCCCGTTGCCCTTGGCCACCCACAGGGTGCCGGTGTCCTCCGCGAAGTGCACCTCGCCTGCGACCGTCGTCGCCGGGAGTGCGGCCGAGGTGGCCACCGAGGTGGAGATGGTGATGCCCTGACCGCGCGGACCTTCCGGGCCTTCCGGGCCTGCGGGGCCGACCGGGCCGATGTCGCCCTTTGGGCCAGCCGGACCAGCCGGGCCTTGGATGCCCTGCTCGCCTGCCGGTCCCTGCGGGCCGGTCGGGCCGGGGACGCCCTGCGGCCCCTGCACACCCTGCGGGCCGGTGACGTGGCCGATGTCCCGCCAGCCGGTGCCGTCCCAGATGCTCAGGTCCCCGGTGCTCAGGACCAGATGCGCGTCACCGGGCTGGTTGCCCGTCGTCGGCAGTTGGGCCGTGGTGTCCACCGCGCTGAGGATGCGGATGCCGGTGCCCTGCGGGCCCTGCACGCCCTGCACACCCTGCGGGCCGCGCACCGCGCCGACGTTGACCCACTTCGTGCCGTCCCACACGAGCCCGTCGCCCGGGTTCGGGGTCAGCCCAGCGGGCCACCCACCGGCCGGGGCCGTGGCCCCCGCGAGGTACAGGTCGCCGACGTTGAGGCCCAGCGACGGCAGCGGGTGGGTGGCGTCCACCGTGCCCTTGATGACCACGCCGCCCACGTCGCCCTTGACGCCCTGCGGGCCGACGGGGCCGATGGGGCCCTGCTCGCCCTGCGGGCCCACGTCACCCTTCGGGCCGGGAACCACGGACGCGGCGCCCGTGTCGCCCTTCGGACCCTGCGAGCCGGTGTCACCTTTGGGGCCGGGCGGGCCTTGGATGGAGCCCACGTCCGTCCACTGGCTGCCGGACCACACATGCAGGTGCCCGGTGCTGGACACGATGAAGCCATCGCCCGGGTTCGCCGACGGCGGCAGCAGATCAGCAGTCGGCACCGAGCCGACGATCGTCACCGACGTGCCCGGCTCGCCCTTGTCCCCACGAGCGCGGCCCATGTTGTTCCACGTCTGGGTGAAGTCGCTCCACACCCACAGGTCCCCGGTATCGAGCACCATCCGGGCGTCGCCCGGGTTGTTGCCCAGCAGCGGCAGATCAAGAGCCGTCGCCACCGCACCCTCATCGACCACGGCGATGCCCGGACCCGGCATCCCCATCGCACCGGGAGGCCCGGCGGGGCCGATCGGACCCTCAGGGCCCTCCGCGCCGGGATCGCCCTTCGGGCCCGGAGTCGCCACCGTCGCCACCATCGGCGCGCAGTCCTCCGGCAGCAGCAGCGACAGGTCGATGTGCATGGTGCCCGACGGGATGAACACCCGGTAGGTGCGGTCCTGCCCGTCCAGCCGCTCGCGGACCTTGTAGGCCACCGGGCCGGTGGTCTGCCAGTTCGGGTCATCGGAGGCGTACAGCATCACCGAGAAGTGGCCGTCGGCGTCCAGCGGCACCTCGACGCGGTCCTGCGTGATGATCGCCGGGGTGGCCCGCTCGGCCGCCGACAGCACCGGGGTGAAGGCGACGCTCCCCGACTGCGGCGACCCATCGGCGCGCAGGAAGGTGCCGGTGACGGTGACCATGATCGGTGCTGTCATGGACGCATCCTCCCACTCAGATGTTCACGGCCGCTGGACTGCTGTTGATGTTCTTGGTGTATTCGTCGTCATGTGTCACCGCAGCGACGCCACTCGGTGACGACAGCGCGTGGTTCGACCCAATGACCACGTTGTCCCATCCGCGCATGTGGACAGCACCGCGCTTCGTTGAGCCGCTGTATGCCGAAACTCGGAACGTGTTGTAGTGGCAGAGGATGTGCCGGTGGTACTCCACGGGCCGCGCTTCGCCGTCCGTGTTCGGGCCAGCAGGCGGGCGGGCTATCCAGTTGCCCGACGACGTTTTCTTGGAGTCCGGGTGGGCTGCGGTGCTGATGGAGAACTTGTGCGACCCGAAGGCGACCGGGTAGCCCGTCGGGTTGTGCGGGTACGTGTGCTCGACGTGGCAGTTCTGCACCACCACGTTGTTACACACGGTGCCGTCGTTCTCCGGGTTGGCTGTGGCTGCGCTCGCCCCCCACGCGTAGTCGATGTGGATGGCCTCGTCGTAGGAGCCCTCACCGGAGCGGTGACCCATCACCCCGTCGAACGCGCACCCGTCGATGACCACCGTGTACCCGGCCTGCACCGGGCCGCCGGACGAGTTGATCTCGATGCCGTGGCCCTTCGGTGCGCAGCCCCGGACGCGGATGCCCTTGATGGTGAACCCGGGTGAGTGGGCCAGCGAGAACATGGTGGTGCGGATGCCCATGCCGTCGAACGTGCCGCCCTCCCATGTCCAGCCACCGGCCCGGCCGTAGCCGCCGCCGGACCCGGCGTTCACGATGCCCTGATGGACGATGAAGGTGGACCCGGTGGCGACGATGTGGGTGTTCGCCGGGATGTAGAACTTGCCCGACGTGAAGTGGTAGGTGTGCGGCTCAACGAGCACCTGCTGCCCGGCGCGCGTGTTCACGATGTGCTGGAAGTCGGCCTGCGTGTGCCACGAGCGGACGTGGTACGGCGACGGTGCGGCGACCGGGGTGACGGTGATGACGTTGGAGTGGATCGTCGCCCCATCCTCAAACGTCTCCCGCCACAGCCACGAGATTGTGCCCCACGCCTGCCAGTTCACCGGGTTGCTGCCGGAGTCCGGGTTCCACCCGGCGCCGCCATTGTGGAGCCACTGCGACGCCGACTGCGGGTACTGGCACCCGGACGTGCACTTGGCCAGCAGGGTGACCACGGTGTTCACGACTGGGCTGTAGGACGACGACTCCGCTGTGAGCGACTTGGCGCGGATGTCGATGCTGTGGTGCCCGGACTCGTACACGTACCCGTCGTCGTGGGTGACCATGAGCCGCGACGACCACATGCCGGTGCTGTCGAACACGGTGTTGGCGAAGTCCCACGTCCACGACCCGCCGGGGATGTCGGCGAACTCGTCGGCGCCGGGCCGGGTCCAGATGCCGATGGTCTTGAACACCCCGGTGGACCACGGAGCGATCTGCAACTCGACGCGCTTCGCCGCCGCCAAGTTCGACAGGCTCATGGAGAAGGTGACGTTGGGGATGTGGTTCAGGCCAGTCGGGTTGGACGACAGGTAGGACATGACCCACGCCCGGGTGGACACCGTGGCCGTGGTCCGGGCGATTGCTGTCTGCGTCGCCGGGCCGAACGTGGTGGTGCCCCCGGCGGTGACGAAGTCCACCCACCACTGGTGGGTGCCGACCGGGCCGTGCGAGTGGCCCGCCAGCGTCACCGTCGTGGAGCCCATCGGGAAGTCCACCCGGTAGTTGTGGCCCTCCGATGAGCGGAACACCGCGTACGCGCCCTCCGGGGTTCCGGCCGGGACGGTGGCGCTCACGTTGAACGCCTCACCGACGAGGACCGGGGACTTGGAGAACTCCAAGAGGGCCATCTTCACCGGGGGCACCCATGACAGCCGCCACCCACCGAAGCCGTCGGACACCTTCATCGACCGGACCGGGTACTTCGTGACCCCGTCGGGCATGGCGGTGACGGCGACGATCGAACGGATGGCTCCAGCGGAGTCAGCGGCGGTAGCGCCCATGGCCTAGAACTCCACCCACACCGTGTTGGGCGGCTGCACCCCCGAGGCAGGGTTGTCCGACACGATCACGTTCGCGGCCGACGCACCAGCCGGACCAGCGGGCCCCTGCGGGCCCTCGACTCCCTGCGGGCCGGGCGGGCCCTGCAACCCCGTCTCCCCTCGGGGTCCGGCCGGGCCCTGAGCCCCAGCAGGCCCCGTCGCCCCCGGGTCGCCCCGCTCACCCTTCGGGCCTACGACGCCCTGATCGCCCTTCGGCCCCTGCACGCCCTGCGCGCCAGCCGGTCCCTCCGGCCCCGGGTCACCCTTCGGCCCGCGCACCGGCCCGGCCTCAGCCCACGCCGTGCCGGACCACACCCACAGGTGGCCGGTGTCGGCCACGATGTACGCGTCGCCCATGGCGTTGCCAGTCGGCGGCAGCCCGGCGGCCGAGCCCAGCACGCCCTTGATGGTGACCCCGGTGCCGTCCGCGCCAGCCGGACCCTGCGGCCCAGCGTGACCCTGCGGCCCCTGCGGCCCAGTCGCACCCGGGTCACCCTTCTCGCCCTGCGGCCCCTGCGGTCCCGGGTCGCCACGGTCACCCTTGTCGCCCTTCGCCCCGTGCTCACCGTCGGCCCCGGCCGGGCCAGCCGGACCATCCACACCCTGCGGACCGGGCGGGCCCATCGGGCCAACCTCACCCTCATGGCCCTGCACACCCTGCGGACCCGGGGGCCCCGGCGGGCCCACCTCCCCCGGGTCACCCGGGTCGCCCTTCTCACCCTGCGGGCCGGGAGGACCACCCGCCGGACCGGGAGGACCCTCCGGGCCGGGCACCGTCGAAGCCGGACCCTCCGGGCCGGGAGGACCCTGCGGGCCGGGAGGGCCGGGAGGACCAGCCAGAATCCCGGGCTGGTAGCAGTTGCCGCTGTGCGTCTCGTAGCCGCAGGTTGTGCACGACATGTGGGCCTCCTCGGCTCATCGTAGAGGCGTCAGACCTTCGCCCACGTTCCATCCGCAGCCAGCGCCCATGTCTCATCCAGCGAGTCGATGTAGGCCCGCGCCCCGGTGCCCGCGTCCTCCGGCAACTGGTCGAGGTCGAGGACCACCATGAGTTGCCCGGCCTCCAGCCCGTTGGGCACCTCGGACCCGCGACGCTCGACCCGCGCCACCCGGTCGTTCATCGAACGAACGAACCCGGGCAGGTCGTCGGCGCGGCTGATGCTCGTCACTTCCACACCGGATTCTTCGGGGCCGTCACCGTGCTGATCTGCACCACTTCCTTGCCGCCCTCCTCCGTCACCGACACCGTGTCCAACTTGTGCCACACGTCGTCGCCCGTGATCTTCTTGATGAGGCGCTCCACGACGACCTTGACCCACGACCCGGGGATCAGGTCGTTGATGTCGTACGGGGCCTCCGGCGTCAGCCCGGAGTTCTCCGACACCCGGATGCGCAGCGGCGGCTTCGGGTTGGCGTTCACGATCGTCTTGGCCTGCTCCGTCCACGCCTTGATGTCGGCGGCCGTCGGCTTCGTCGTCACGGACTGGCCCTCGTTGTAAGCCGAGTGGATCGTATCGACGTACCTGTACTCCGCGAGGATGGCCGCGTCCGTGGTCGTGTACTGGCCGTTGTTCCCGTTGCCGTCGGTCACGATCGCCCGGGTCTGGAACTCGTTGCCGTACTCCACGATCGCGGGCTCGTCAGTCAGGTAGCGGTCGTACAGGTCAGGCAGGATGCGCCACGCGAAGTGGGTGTCCCAGAAGTAGATGTCGCGCCCGACGACGGTGTAGTCCATGCCGCCGTCCTCGGCGTACGCGTCGAAGTCGTCCCACGTCGTCGTGGACCACGCGTTGACCACCTTCGTCGTCTCCGGCTCGTCACCGCCCTGCTTCCACTGGATGCGGTTCAGCACCTTCCACGGGTCGCCGTCCTTGGCGTACGTCATGTCCTTGAGCAGCCAGTTCATCCGCCACCCGCACTTCGCCTTCCGGGTGCCCTTCTGGTCGTAGCCCTTCGACAGCGCGGTGTGCTTCGCCACCCACAGGATGTCCTGCGCCCACACCTCCACCGTGTCGTAGCGGAACTCCAGCCGGGTGATCGGCCCCTCCCACACCTTCACGCCGTTGCGGAAGATGTGCAGTTCTTGGACCACCGACTTGAGGTTCGCCAACTCGCTGGCGCACTCAGGGGTGATGCCGACGAACACGTTGGCCCCGCTGATGTCGTCACGGATGCGGTTCCACACGACCTTCGTCAGCGGCGTCAACTCCATGACGCGGATCAGGCCGCCCTTGCGGTAGATGTGGGCGGTGTGGATGCCGCAGCCGATCTCGCTCACGCGGCGTCAGCCCCCCTCATGGTGACCTCCACGGTCATGGGCGGCGAGTACGGAGCCCGGTCCACGGTGACCCGCAGATCGGTGGCCGGGATGCCCTGCGGCCAGAAGAACGGGCCACCGTCCGGGCCGTCGAGAAGCGCAGAGTTGGACAACACCTCCCCATGCCACTCGGTGAACACCCGGCGGGCGGCGAAGTCCACCCGCACCGACGCGTCGCCGGGGATGGAGGGGATGAAGAACCCAGCCCGCTGGAACGGCCCGTCCCACAGGATCACCCGCACGTCATCGACGGTGCCGAGGTCGGCCGCGAGGACGATGTCGGGGACCACCTGCGGGTACGCGACACCGTCGGGAAGCGGCACCTGCTGCGAGGTTCGCAGCCACTCGGTGCGGCCCTGCGGCACATCGTCGCCCTGCGACTCCACCGGAGTCACCCACGGGTTCGTCGGCGTCCCGTCCGGCGGCGGGGCCGGGTTCAGCACGTCGGTCACCGCGAACGCCGACCCGGTGGAGAACACGAACGGTGCCGCGTCGCTGATGTAGTGCGGGTTCTGCGCGACGATCTGGAACTCCACCTCGGCCATCGCCCCACCGGACGGCATGATGCGGCGGGTCAGCACCGTCGGCCCCGACTGGATGCGGCACCTCGTCAGCGTCCGCTGGTAGGGCACCACGCAGGACTGCTGGCAGGCGGGGTCGTCGCAGCCCGGCCCACACACGCACGGGCACGCCTCGTACATGCGCACGTCGCTGCTGACGCACCGCTGCGTCACGTCGTCGTCCAGCGACCGGAGCCACGCCAGCCCGAAGCCCAGCGCGGTGTCCGTCTCCGCGACCGCGATGGCCCGCACCGTCAGGGTGCGCATCCGGTGCCGCCGGGAGCCGACGTACCCACCATCCGCGATGCCCTCGATGGAGTCCACCTCGCGCGTCGAGTTGTCCGCCCCGTCGATCCGCAGCCCGTACAGCCCGAGGAACGACATGGCGTCCTTCGACCCGTCCTTCCACCACGGCGGCTTGCCGGTGTCCTTGAGCGGGGTGACGTACTTCCGGCCGCGCGGCTCCAGCCCGGCGCAGTCGTTGCACCCGCGCAGCCAGTGGATGCCCAGCGTCTCGGCGTAGGACTGGGTCATGTGGTTGTCGATGACGACCGTGTCTCCGAACGCAAGGTAGCCCGCGTACATCCCGCCTCCTACTGCGCCATGGCGACGGACCGATTGACGACCTGAGCCGCGACGGCCTCCGGGTCGGCGCTCGGCGCGTACACCTTGATCTCGTTGTTCACGATCTTCGTCGGCCCGGTGGCCCCGCCCGTGACGACCTGATCGGTGCCCTGCCCGCGCAGCATGGCCGCGATGGCCCGGACACTCGGGTCGATCTGGGACAGCGGCCGGGTCAGCGGAATGATCATCTCCGGCCCGGCCTCGCCCGCGATCGACGGGCCGGTGGTGATGCCGCCAGCGGCGAACAACTTGCCACCCAGTTTCGTGAACGCGGACGGGATCGACGGGAACTTGATCTGGCTGACACGGGTGATGATCTTCCCGACCCAGTCCCACGCCGACTTGAGCGCGTCGGTAAAGGGCTTCACGGCTGCCTTGATCGCATTGAACGTGCTCTCGCCCTGACTCTTGGCGTCCCTGAATCGCTGGATCAACTCATCGACCTTCTTGATCCCGCTGTAAATGAGGTCCACGAAGTTCATGAATACGCGAACGATCGGCCCGACGAGGAACCAGATGGCCTTGAATCCGATGGACGCGATGGTGCTGAACTTGATGAATGCGTCGATCAGTTGCCCCACTCCGGTGATGAGGTTGTTCAGAAATGCGCGGTTCTCCTCGGTGTTCAGCGACTTGAGTGCGCCGCCGACGAGGACGATGGTGTCCCACAGGGCCTTGGCCGTTTCCTTCGCGTCCTTGAACCACTGGTCCAGTCGGCCATCCTCGGCTGCCTCCTGAATGAGGGTGCGGAAGTCCTGCACCTTCACCAGAATCGAGTCCAAGAACGTGGCCGTCTCCGGGGAGTTCATCCCTGCGGTGAACAGGTCGTGGAAGGCGAGGCCGATCTCCTTGATGATCGCCCACACCTTGCCGCCGATCTCGTACGCCTTGGTGAACCAGTCCTGAATCTTCTTCCGCCCGTCCTCCGACTGCGCCCAATCGCGGAAACTCTTGGCGGCGTCGGCAATGGCCTGCGTGAACAGGTCCACGACAGGCTGGATTGCGGAGAAGAATGCGGTGAGCCCGGCGAACACGTCCACGAATGCGGACCCGAGGTCGTCAATGATGGACTTCACGCCCTTGAACATGGTGCCCAAGTCGGCGACGAATACGGAATCCTGACCCAGTTTCAGGAACTTGTCGATCAGGTTGCCCATTGCCCCGGCAGCCCCAATGAGGCCCTTCTTCATCGCATCGAGCATTGGCGTGGACGCCTTGAGTGCCTTGTCCATTCCCTTGAACAGGGCCTCGCCCGCCTCCTTCTTGAGGTCGGTGAAGCCTTCGGTCAACTTCGCCAGTTCGGTCATCGCGGAGCGGGCGTTCGGGCCCAACTTCTTGAGTTCCCGGTTGTACTCCTTCATCAACTTGGCGCGCTTCTTCGGGTCCGTCTCGTTCATAGCCTTGGCCAGAAGGCTGATGGACTTCCCGGCGTCCAGCGCGCCGACGACCAGACCGGCGAACCCGACCCCGAGCGCGCCGATCATGGGGACCAGCAGGACGACGTTCGCGGCAGCCGCGTACAGGGCCGAGCCGAGCATGGTGAGCACCCCGGCAGCCGCGCTGACCAGCGCCACCATCGCGCCCATCGCGGTGTTGAACAACTTGAGGCCGACGGTGGCCGCGACGATCGCCGCAGCGACGGCCGTCCACGGGCTCTTGGCCATGGCCTTCATCAGCCCGGACAGCGATGACCCGGCCATGGAGATACCGGCGCTCAACGGACCGAAGATCGACTTCATCCGGCCCGTTCCGAGGCTCTTCATCATCTTCTGGCCGAACGTGTCCATGCCGCGCCCGAGGGCGTCCAGCGCCTTGAGGGGTGCGGTGACCAGCCCCGCCACGGGCTTGAGTGTCGCGGTGAGCGCCCTGAACGGCGACACCAGCATCGTCCCCCAGATGCCGGTTCGCCGGGAGAAGTTGCGCATCTCAAGGTCGATCTTCTTGACCCGCGCGTAGAACCGATCGACACCGCTGGTGTCAACATCGACCTTGATCCGCTTCTGCAACGCCAGAACCGACTTGTAGTCCCGGCGCTGGTTGGCGAAGAAGTTGTTGAGTTGCCGCTGACGCAGCCCCAGCGCCTCCTTCTCGGCCTTGGCAATCTCAGCCTGCGTCTCGCGCTCCAACCGCTTGCGGATGGCGGCCGTCTGGAGCAGTCCCTTGCGCCGGTCCGACTCTGCCTTCGCATCCGACGCCTGCTGCGCCTTGGCGAGCAACCGCGTCGTGCGGGCCTGCCACTGGATGTAGTTGGCGTACTGCTTACGGCGCCGCGCCTCCGACTTCGCGGCCTCCCGATCGACCTCCTTCATGGCCTCGCGGACGTACTTGGCGATCACCTGCGGGTCGAATGCGACCCCGTCCATCTCCTCTTCGAACTTGAGGCCGAGGCGCTTCGCGGCGTCCTCCATGTTCGCCAGAGCCTTCTGGTCGATCTCAAACTTGACCTTCTGGTTCTTGAGGCCCTTGCCGACCTGAGCAGCCCACTGCTTCGCGGTGCGGCGCGCGGAGGCCCGCATCTCCTTCTCGACAACGTCGGTGAACTGCCCCCGGTTGACCTCCTTGGCCACAGCGCGATCCCACTCGCGGCCGAAGGCAGCACCGGACTTCTTGCCCTCCTTCTCGATCTGCTTCTTGAGGCCAGCCGTGTTCGCAATGACCTTGACGTAGATCGCGCCAACAGTGTCACCAGCCATGCTCCACCTCCACAGGACGAGAGTAGCGGTCTACGGCGGCGCCGCTCCGAATGCGGAGGCGAACGCAGCGAAGGAATCCATCTCCATCTTCACCGTCTCAGCCGACGGCTCCCGCCCGGGCAGCGGCTCGTACAGCCGGGCGAGGAACATGTCGCGCTCCTCGTCGTCAATGCGCTGGATCGCCCAGACGTAGATCGCGTTGCAGAACCTGTCTAGCGGGAGGCCGATGAGGTCCGCGCCTTGGAGGGCCGCTTCGCCGTCGATCTCGGCCCAGCGCTCGCCCGCGATGAAGCAGAGACGGAGGGCGACTTCGTAGGGCGGGCCGACCACTCCTCGATGAGGCCCTCCATGATGTCGTTGACCATGTCGAAGTCGAACGGGTCGTCACGGTCGAGCAGGCGGTTGCGGAACGTCTCGCGGCCGTCCTCGTCCAGCATCCCGTCGAAGAAGTCGATGATCCCGGCGACGCTCTCGGAGGCGTCCCGGCTGTCGGCCTGCGCGGCCAGCATGATGGCCATGGCTCCGGCCGTCGGCGGGTAGGCCATGAACACGTCGCCATCGACGGCGAACTCGATGGGCTCGGCGCCCTCAAACGCTGGCTTGGCTACGCGCCCAGCCGTCTTGAACTCCCTCACAGTGGACCTCCTAGTTGGACTGTGGTGCTCGGATCATCTCACAAGGGATGTGCCGAGGGCGTGAACCCGCTCCAGAACGTGCTGGCCTTCCCAGCCCATGGTGAAGTGGGTGGCCCGCCACACGAACCCCTGTGTGAACACCTGCTTGCGGCTGGTCAGGGCGGGGGCCCGGCCGTACTCGACGTAGTAGGCGTGCGGGGCGCTGTTGTAGATGCGGCGCTCCACCCGGTGCCCGGTGCCGCGCGGTCCGCGCTCCCAGCCGAACGACGCCTTGTACGTCCCCACGACGAAGCCGCGCGAGCCCGCGTCACCCGGGTCACCGACGGGGGCGATGCCCTGCCCGAACGTCACCATCTTGCGGGACAGCCGGTTCGCCCAGTCTGCGACTCCACCGGAGCCGCCCTCGATGTTGCACGCCCTGATGATGAGCGCGTCGCTGATGACCACCTTCGTCACGGCCGCCATCAGAGCGCCACCCAGACGGTCCACTCACCGCCGACGCACCCGCCGCGCGCCCCGAGCGGGGTGTACGTCCCGAGGGCGACTTCCCGCTCGTCCATGTCGCAGCACATCACGGCCGTACGGATGGCGGCCATGTCGGCGAACGTGGCCAGCCCAGCCTCCAGCAGCGCGGCCTCGTCGGGCAGCGACCCGTCCCGCTCCGCGACCGGGATGCAGCGCAGCGCGCCGATCGCCAACTCGGCGACCAGCGGCGCACCGCAGTTCGACGGGAGCGGGTCCTGCTGGGGGAACTGCTGCGACTCGTAGACGCTGACCAGCCGGACGTAGGCCATGCCACACGTCCCGCCGGAGCACTCCCCGCAGTAGTCCCACGACACCTCGGCGCCGGGGAACAGCCCGCACCAGCACGTCGGCCCGCCGCCCTTCGTGGCGAGCGTCTCGCACACGCAGTCCGTCAGGGCTGCGACCACCTTCGACAGGCTCACCGCTGTGTTCACACGTCGGTCCCGTCAGTGACCCCGGGCACGAGGCTGGGGTGAACATCCAACTGGGCCACCGACGGGGTCGCCTGCCACGTCGTGAAGCGGTGCGCCGGGAGGTCCGGGCTCCACACCCTCGGCGGGGTGCGGTGCGCGTACGGGTTGATCGACGTGAGGTAGGCGTCCACCTCGCGGATGCCCGTCATCCCGTCGGGGAACATCCCGGTGCTGATGTCCATGGACACGCCCTGCCGGGCGATCGACGTGACGCTGGACGGCAGGCGGCACTTCCCGCCCGAGCACGCCTTGGAGAACTCGCAGGTGAGCACCCCGGCCGCCCACAGCCCGGCCGCCGTCGGCTTGATCCCCGGGACGTACCAGACGCCCATGGTGCCCTGCGCCACGACCGGGTCCGCCGATGTCACGTCCCGGTCCATGTACTGACAGGACGGCCACGCCTTCCCGTCGGTGCGGACCAGCCGGTTGCCGTTGTCCACCCGGTACGAGGTGACCGGCAAGGCCACACCGTCGATGCGCACCTGCCACACCTCGGCCACCAGTCCGGGCAGGACGATCTCCGACAGCGTCCCGCAGGAGCAACCGTCACCCCCGCACGCGGGGGCGTTCGTCCAGCACGACTCGCAGTCGCCGGTCTGGACGATCCGGGGGTTGAGCAGGGGGCCGTCGGCGCACGCCGAGCAGGGGGCCGACAGGCACGGCCGGACAAGCACCGGGCAGTTGCCTACCAGCCCCCCGCTCAGGGAGCGCAGCGTCATCCACGCGAGGTCGATGGCCCGGCACAGCAGATCGTCGTCCAGATCGCCCCAGTCGGGGCAGCACGACATCTCTGGGCTGTACGGAACGCACGACCCGCACTGTGCGCAGTCCATCGCCCCTCCCTTCTGGCAGGCGACAGCCTACGGTTACGCAGCGGCGACGTGGGGGTAGGTGTTGAACGGAACGCAGCCGTCAGTCTCCGCAGGCGGGGCCACCGTGGTGAACATCACCTGCAAGTGGTCGTCGGTGGGGATGTCGCCGGGCAGCGGCTTCGCCGTCCACACGGGCGCCTGTGCGGTGCCAGTGTTCGCGTCGAGGACGTTGTACGGCCCCTGCTTCCACGCGTTGCCGTCCTTGGTGGTCATGCCCGTGATCGTGAAGGTCACGGCCGCGTTCTCGATGGTGAGGTCGCCGATCGCCCCGCCGCCGACGAACGGCAGCAGCAGGTAGCCCGACGGGTCCGCGTCCGGGTCCACCTCGTCGCCACAGCCAGCCTTGGATGGGGAGCGGGCCCACAGTTCCAGCGCGAACTTCGACTTGTCCGGCTTGCGGCTGGAGTTCACCGAGAAGCCGATGACCTCGGTGCCCTTGCCTGCGGCGCCGTCGGCCCAGCCGTAGACCACGTCCTGCCCGGTCATCATGGCGAACAGGCACGGGTCCACGTTGCAGAACGTGGCGTCCACGGTGAAGCCGGTGAACTCTGCCTCGCCCGGGTCGGACACGCAGGTGGAGCCGTCGGCGTTCTTGACCTCGATCGCCTCGGGCTCGTTGACGTTCGCCGTGAGGGCGACGCTGACGAAGCCCTTGGTGACGACGACCCGACTGGCCTCGATGCCCTTGGCGGCATCGGCCTCACGGATGCCACCGCAGCCGTTCAGTTCGGTGACGCGAAGGGTCCGACCACGCACCAGCGGGAAGGACTTGGGACGACCGGCCATGATGATCCTCCTACGGGGTGGTGATCGTGTACTTGACGATTCCGCACTCAACGAGTGGGACAACGGTGCGCTCGGCGAGCGACCGGGGCGGCTCGCAGACAGCCCCGTTCTGCATCGACGGGACGTTCTGCACGAGGACAGGGCCCCGGTACAGCACGACCTGACCCGTGGCGAACACCTCGGTGCTCTTGATCCGGGTGTACCCGGCTCCGGCCACGACCGGGGTGCCGAGTGCGGTGGCGAGCCCGCCGTCGATGGACGGGAACACCACCTGCGCGGCGACCGCGAGGGTGGCCCCCACGGGGCTCATGTGGATGAGGCCCTGAGCCGCGTAGTCGTTGGCGACGGATTCCTCCGCGAAGGCCACCGCCTCCACGATGTTCTTCGGGATGTGGTCCGGGTCCGGGGCGACCGACAGGTGGTCGATCGCGTGGATGACGTGACGCTCGACGGCCGCCTGCTCCTTGAGCGCGAGCGAGGCGCGGACCTCGTCCGAGTAGTCGGCCTTGTCCCGGCACTCGATCATGTCGTAGACGGTGAACGGGTCGCCGGTCATCAGGAAGAACGCGTCGGCGATCTTCTTCTGCCGGGCCGGGTCGTCGGCGTGCGCACAGTCGCCGGGGAACTCGATGGGGCACTTGTGCTCCCATTCCCGGGCCGGGGTGCAGAGCCGCGACTCGGCCTGAACGCCCATGAGGATGTGCAGGTCGTCCACATCGACCACGGTGGCGACCGGGTACAGGCCACCCACCTTGGGTCGCGGCGCGGGGAACTCGACGTACGTCCGGGCCATGTTCGTGGCTGGGATCGTTGCCATCGGACCTCACCTCCTCACGGGGTGGTAGGAGTCCGGGGGGGCCGACAGGTCCGGCCGACCCCCCCGGAGAGTGCTACGCGGTCTTGACCGCCGCGCCGACGCACGCCTCCTTCTGCGCGCCGGTCAGACCGGAGGCGCAGGTGGGGACGTTGAACTGCCACGTCTCGGTGCAGCGCTGGAGCGCGAGGACTGACTCCTCCACGAACAGGCCGGTGTAGACGTTGCCCTCCAGCCCGACGCTGTCGTACACGGCGTCGAGGCTGATGATCTCGCTGCCGCCCTTGTTCCACGTCCCTGCCGGGTACATGAGGATGTTGGCGGTGGCGGGGATCGCCGTCTGGGTACCGGCCGCGACGGTCAGGTCTTGCAGGTCGAGGACCCACTGGACCTTGAGGTTGCGGCTGGTGAACGCGGCGTCCACCTGCGCGTCGGTGACGCTGTTCCAGTCCTGCCCGTTGCGGCGACCGATGTCCATGCGGACGAGGTTCTTGTACCAGAACGGGGCGACCAGTTCGATGGTCGCGGTCCGGCCGAGGTGGAACTTCTGGCGCATGGCGACGGCCTCCCACTCAAGGGAGTCCAGCGCATAGGACGCGGTCGGGTCCGGCAGGGCCACGGCCGCCGACGCCTTCGCCTTGATCTTGGAGATCAGGAACTTGTTGGTCTTGTGCGCGTGGGCCACGAGCGCGCCCTCGACGTGGCGGCGGACCAGTTCCGGCCACGCGTGGTTGGTGAGGATGTCGGCCTTGATGCACAGGCCGATCGCCTCCAGCGGGACTTCCTCCCAGTCCGGGCAGTCCACCTTGCAGCAGTCCTTGCAGTCGCTCGCGCTGGCGGTGCCAGTCGCGTCGAACGGCTTGGTGCTGTTGAAGAACGCACCCCCGGCGCCGGGCACCTGATGGAACCCGCACTGGTTGTAGATGTCGGAGAAGTCCGGGCCCTCCGTGTAGCGGATGCCGCCACGGGTGATGTTCACCTCGGGGAGGTCGATGATCCCGTCCACGACCTCCAGCGTGCACATGTCCCACACCGTCTCGGCCGGGGCGCACCAGCCGCCAGCGGCGACCAGCGAACCGCCGGACAGCCGGGACTCCTCGCCCGCGCGCTGCATGAGCGCGTAGTCGTCCAGCCCGGTGCCCTGCACCAGTTCGCCGTAGCCGGTCTTGCGGATCTGGGCGGCGCCGAAGCGCTGCATGACCGAGACGCTGGCGGGCATCTTCGGCAGGGTGCGCAGGCGGCTGACCAGCGCGGCCCCGACCTGACCGAGGTCGTCCAACTCCTGCCCGGAGGCGAAGCCGGACACGTCAGCGGACGCGGTGAGAACGGCGGCAGCCCTGCGGGGCACGACCGTCTCGGGGGCATTGGCGGCGGCGCGGGCGACCGGGCTCTGGGCGGCAGAGGCGGCGACCGGCTCGGGGATGTTGTCGCTCACGACGGGCTCCTCGTTCTCGATGGGGGTGGGGGCCTCCTCCTCCACCTCGACCTCGGCGACAGGCTCCTCGACGGGGGCCTCCTCCTCGGACTCGGTGACCTCGGCGGTCTGCTCTGGCACGGTCGCCAGAAGTTCTGCGGCGCGCGCGGCGCGCGACTCGGCGGCGGCGACGCGAGCCTGCTGCTCGGCGCGCACGGCCTGCACGAGGGGAGCGATGCGCTCACCCTCGGCGATGGTGTCCTCGTCGGACTCGGCGGTGAGGCCAAGCCCCTTGAACGCGTCCAGCCCGTCGTTCAGGGCGGCGTTCAGTTCGTCGTCGGACAGGGCCGACAGGTTCTCGGGCAGTTCGTACTGGGCCATGATGGTGTCCTCCGGTTAGGAACGGCTAGGTCGCTCCTCGGCTCCGCGAGGCCACCGGCAGAGTTACGTCGTGCCCGTGCTGAAACGCACGCTACAGCATGAAGTTCACGCCATGCAGCAATGGCGTCACTTCTGCTTCCAACTGCCACCTTCCTTGCGCACGAGTGCCAGAGCCTCCGTGCGGGAACTCACCTCGATCGTGCGGCCATCCGAGGTGGTCACCTCGTACTTCGCACCGCCGGACTTGCTCCCGCCGCAGCCACATCCCATGTCAGACCTCCATGCTGTTCAGGAGCGCGGCGACCCGCAGTTCCTTCGTGTCGTCAAGCACGCACTTCGCGCGCTTCCTGCGCTTGGCGCGCATCTCCACCTCGTCGGCCACAGCCTGCACCAGATCGGCGACGGCCGCATCCACGTCCGCGACTCCACCGGAGTCGGGCAGCACCAGCCCGGCCGCCACGAGCGCGGACTGCACCCCGGCGCTGGCCGCGAGGCCGACGCGCGGGATCGGGAACCCGGGCACGTTCACCACCAGCGCGGCCACCAGTTCCAGATGCCCGCGAATCTCCCGCCAGTCGCCCGACAGGGCCCCGGCGCGGAGGCCGTCGATCTGTGCGCTGGACAGTCCCGGTCGCAGGGCGCCCGCCACCCAGATACCGAACTCGTCGTCACCCGCAGCCACGTCGCCGACCACCGCACCCGTGTGATCGTAGTGCGACGCGGCGACCCGGGCGTTGGCGCCGAGCGGGGCGTGGCCGGTGTCCATCGTGATGCTGCCCACGGGCACCTCGCCCGCGTCGGTCATCACCACGCCGGTCCGGTAGTAGGCGTACGACGACGGTGACGGCGGGGCCTCCACGCAGGTGCCGGGGATGCCGATGTGGCAGGTGCCCCATGTGGCGAGGTGGCCGAACACCCGGCCGTCGTCGGTGATGGTCAGCGCGGTCGGGCCGGTCAGGCCCGGGTTGGTGAACCACTCGGCCGGGACCACGCGGGTGCCCTGCTCGCCGGAGTACAGGTTGGCCGACGCGGCCATCGACTCACCGGCCAGCGGGGCGTTGCCCGGCTTGCCCTTCTCGCCCGGCCAGTAGCCCAGCGCGTCGTGGTGCCACTCGGCCGTGGTCCGGTTCAGGTACTTGGGGCCGATGAACTTGGCGAGGTGCGCGCGCAGGCGGCGGAAGTCGCCCGGGGTGCCCCAGCCGATCTTGGCGTAGCCCGCCTCGCCCGGCTTCGTCCAGTAGTCGTGGATGCGCTTCGTCGGCACCGGGTCGGTGACCCAGCCCGGCCCGCGCTTGAACTCCTTGCTGGTGCCGGTCAGCAGGGCCAGCGCCTCGGGCGACATGTTCTGAATCTCGAACGACATGCGATTCAGGCCGGGGCGTCCGGCCTCCACGATCCCCTCTGGAACGTCATGGACCTCGGCGACACGCACGGTCATGGCGGCGGCCATCGCCTCCTCGCGCGGGTGCTGCGGTGCGAACACAGGCATGTCGTCCTTGTCGTAGGACCAGCAGCAGGCGCAACCGACCTCGCCGCAATCGAAGTCGTCGCAGCCACGGCAGGCGCACGCGCCCATCGACCAGCCCTCGGGGATCAGGTCGCCCTTGCCCAGCGCACGGGCCCGCTTCTTGATGTGGGCACGCGCCGCCGATGGGTCGCTCGCGCGGCCGATCGCTTGGATCGCGTTGCGCAAGTCCTCCTCGTCGGCGATCGGGAACGACCCGTCCGGCAGCGCCCGGCCGTCGTCGGCCATCCGCTTGCGCGCGGCCGTGTCGTAGGCACGGAACAGCGGCACGTCCTCCGCATCCACCGTCCCCGGGCCGCCGGACGCCACCATCGGGACCTCCTCGCTGACGTACTCGCCGATGGTGACGAACGCCTCCGCGAACGCCGGGATGGAGCACAGCGTGGCCGCGCTGATCCGGCCCTTGGAGAACAGCATCCGGTCGGAGTCCTCGGATTCCATCGCCATCTCGGCCTGATCCACGTCCACCGACACGCCCCGCAGGTGACCATCGACCATGAGGCCGATGACCTTGTCGGCGTCCTCCGTGTCGGCGAACGTGCCCGACGCGCGGGTCAGGTTCCCGTCCTTCCAGATGCGCTCGATGGAGCCCACGATGACGGAGCCCTCGTGGCCCATGCCGGACTTCTCCTGCCACAGCAGCGGCAGGGGCAGTTCCCGCCACGACAGGGCGCCCTCGGTGAACTTCCGGCCGTCGCCGGAGAACACGCCCTCGGGCGCGAGCACGCCGTGCCACGGGATCGGCGCGCCGGTCAGTTCGGCGTCGTCCCACTCCGGCTCGTCGGGCATGTTGTCGAGGTCGATGTCCTCGTCCTGCACCACGTCCGTGCTCATCGGGTACTCCTCGCCCTCGTAGTCACCGTCCCAGACTGCCAGACGATCGAAGCGAATCGTGTCACCCGGCTCGCCCTTCGCAGGCGTTTCCGGGTAGCCGAGCGTCAGGTGCGGGGTCCATTGCGGGTACTGGTCCACCGCCTCGTACGCCTTGCAGATCGTCTCGTGGGTCAGCATGTAGTTGCGCAGCGCGGCCATCCGGCCGGGGTCGAGCATGAGCACGTCGGCGTCGTCGTCGCCCAGAGGCTCCCGGCCGGTGACCGACAAGTCCTGCGGCCCGCCCTCTGCGGCGCCGAACTCCTCGGCTGCGGCCCGGACCCCACCGAGGATCGCACCCCAGTCCTCCGGGGTGAACTCCTGCTTGCCCAGCCAGATCATCGTCATGTGCGGCTTCGGCTCACTGGAAGCGTTCCAGATCGGGTCGTCGGCTGCCGGGATGGCGACGATCACCTTGCCGGTGGAGCCCTCGTCGGCGGCGGCCGTGATCGGCGACGGCAGCACGGCGGGTGCCGCGACGCACCGGCAGTTCAGCCACAACTCCGGCGGGCCGACGGGCTCACCGGGGAACGCGAACTCGTAGCCGTCCACGACGAAAGGGACGCCCCACGGGACCACCTGACCGTCGGCCTTCGTGTGCTTCGGGCGGACCTTGTCGTCCCTCCGCGACAGCCACATCTTGCCGTCCTCGTGCTCCGTCCCGGCCACCTTCGCGCCGTTGACCACGGCGGTGCCCAGCCAGTCGGCGATCCGCTTGGCCTCCGACGCGGAGGTGACCGCGTCGAGCCCGGCCTTCACCCGGCCGTAGAACCAGTCCCACGCCTTGCGCGGCGAGTCGAAGATGGCGAACGGGGACTTGCCCTCCGCGTCGTACTGCGCGACGAACGAGGCGAACAGCGGCTCGGCGATGGCGTTAGCGAAGTCCTCACCCGTGAGCCCGGAGGTTAGGGCCTTGTCGATCGCACCGAACAGGTCGGCCGACACGCGGTCCATCTCCTTGATGCGGGAGACGCGGAACTCCTCGCGGTACCCAAGGTCAGACATCAGCCGTCTCCCTCTGTGCGTTGTGCTGCACCCACCACAGTCTTGCATTCCGGGCGTAGACCCAGCCGTAGGCGAACGCTGAGACGATGAAACCGTACTGCTCAGTGGCCACCGCGTAGGAGAACCAGAGCACCTGCGCGCCGAGTCCGATGAGCCACGCCCACCACACCTTGCGCCCGGCGAAGTACAGCCCGGTGACTCCGACGGCGGTCAGGACCCATGACCACCATGCGGTCACGGTTCGATCACACCCGCCGCGATCAGGGCCGCTTCCAGAAGGTCACGGTGGTGCTTGCGCTTGTCGCCCATGATGAACCGGACGTACCCGTCGAGCGCGGCGCAGATGCGGGCCGTCTGGAGCATGTCGCCCGTCTCGGCCAGCACCTCCCCGGCGAATCCCCACGCCCCCTCCAGCACGTTGTCCGGCACCGAATCGACGTACATGTAGCGCCACTGCGCGGGGGTGCTGGACAGTTCGGCCTTGCGCGCCCCGGAGCACAGCCGGTTGCCGGTGCGCTCCAGCGCCCGGTACACGAGCACGTCGGCGGCGGCCAGCGTCGCGGCGCGGGCTGACGCGGCATCCTCGCGGCTGGCCCGGTCCGCCTCGCTGCGCGCCCGGTCGGGAATCTGCTGGACCGGGTGTCCTTTGAGGGTGCGCTTGTTGTCCAGAACTGGAGTGATCTCCCCGTTCGACTCCGACGGAGTCACGATCCCGAGGTCGGCGCCGAGGATGCGCAGCGCGGCCTGTGTCTGCTCCGGGCTGGTGGAGCCGGTGGCGATCTTGCGCAGCAGCCACGCCGTGCGCTCCTTCTCGTCCATGGCGTCCTCCGGCTTGAACCCCGTCTCGCGGAGCATCGCCTTCGCGCCCAGTTCGCCACGGTCGTACAGTTCGACGGCCTCCTTGGAGCGGTTCGGCCGCAGCCTGATCTCCGACGTGTCGGCCACGACGTAGTAGTTCTCCGGGTCGCCCACCTGACCCTTGAGCGACGGGCGCAGGTAGGCGGTGGTCACCGCGTGCGCGACGACGGCCAGCCGGGGCTCAAGGTGCGACTTCACCGCCGCCTCGTCCACCAGCCACGCGTTCCAGTGGTTGCTGTCGGCCATGCCGAGCAGCACCTCCGGCGGCGTGTCCAACCCGAGGGCGAGGCGCTTCACCGCGTTGTCGCGCATCTCGATGGTCTTGTCGTCCAGTTCGGTCCAGAACGTCAGGTGCTTCACGTCGCCCAAGAACTCGCCGGGGGCGGTGACCACGATCGGGACCAGCGCCGACGCGGAGTCCCGGTCCTTGATCGGGGTAATCATGGCCTCCGCGAGGGTGGCCATGAACAGGTCGGCCTGCGTCGCGCCCGGGTCGGCCTCCTTGGGGATCGGGAAGGTGATCTCGGAGGGCAGCATGAGGATGCCAGCGCCCGCGAGGCGGGACTCCAGTTGGGCCTGCACATGCGCGTTCAGGGTGGCGATCTCTGCCAGCGTGCCGAGGTTGGACCGCACCGGGCTGTCGGCCATCAGGGGCTCGCGGGGGTGCGGTGTCCACACCCGGATGGCCATGTCCTTGGTCCCGAGTTGGGTGCGCTTGCCGTCGCCGAGGTCGGCGGTCAGGGTCTTGGCCGAGCCGGTGACCTTGTCGTGGGCGAGGCAATGCCACTCCGTCTCCCCGACGACGACGTGGTACATCTCGCCGGGGACGGTGAGGTGGACCCCGGTCTGCTGGAGCATCTGGGACTGGCCCTGCCAGCCGCCGAAGTAGGCGTCGAGGGCTTCGACCGCCGGGCCGTCGGACTGCGGGATGAGCACCCCGTCGATGTCCTTGGCCACGACCAGCCGGGCGCGCGACATGACGTTGCCCACCCAGTTGCTCACGAACCTCAGTTCGCCGATGCGGTCGTAGTAGTTCCACGCCTGACCCTGCCACTGCTGGGTCTTGCCGGTCATGTTCCGCACGACCGGCGGCATGTTCACGGCGCTGGCGACCAGCGCTGAGTTCTCCGGCACGACGGGTGCGGTGCGGCGGGTACGGGCCATGTCATGCCTCCGGTGGGATGTCGCGGACGTTCACCATGGCTGAGATGTACGCGACCGCCAACCAGCCGTGGAACAGCCACCACGACCAGTGCAGGTCAGAGAGGATCGCCCACCCGATTGTGACGGCGGCGACGTATGGACTCGTGCAGAACGGGCACTCTATGAGTGACACCCACGGGGACTGCTTCCACACCCGGTCCCACACCTTGCGGAACCAGAGCATCGGCGGCCAGTCGTCGTCCACCACGAGTCGGGTCATGCGGGCAACGGCGAGCGTGCCGACGACAACAGCAGCCAGCAGCGTCGGCCAGTCAACGCCCCACATGGCACCTCCCGGTGGCAGTATTGCAGCGCGTCGCGGCGCTGTGCCGCTTCATGCCGCCCCGCCCCGGACGATTCGCAACTTCGTCGGGTTCGCCACCGCACCCGGGACCGCGTTCTTGAGCAGTTCCGTGCAGGCGTAGACCAGCGCATCGACGCGGTCCGGGGAGTCCGGGTCCTCGGCCGGAACCCACTCGGTCATCTGCGACTCAAGGTCGCCCAGCGAGGTGCCGACATGGTGGACGTGGCCCTCGTCCTTCTCGTACCGGCCGACGATCGGCTCGGCGCGCAGGGCCTTGGACCGGCGGGTCTGGCGGACCAGCACCCGGGCCCCGGTGTACCCGGAGGTCTTGATGGTGTGGGCCACCATGTCGCCGCCAAAGTTCTTCTCCGCGACGATCGCGTCCGCGCTCCACTTCTCGTACGCGGCGTTCGCCTTCGACGCCCACTCGTACGGCGAGTAGTGCCCGGACAAGTCCTCCAGCACGAACAGTTCCCCGTCGGCCTCGCCGACGACGACGATGCCCGTCTCGTCGGCGGACTTCTTCTTCGACCCGGCCGGGTCCACCCCGACCACGATCCGGCGCAGTTCCGGCTCGACGGCGACCCGGGCGCGTTCGATCAACTCCCACGACCACAGGGCGCCTTCGACATCTTCCAGCACCTCGGCGTGCAACTCCTGACGGCCGAGTCGGGTGCCCTCGTACTTGTTGATGATCCGCTCGGCGAACACCGGGGACAGGTTGGCGAGGTTCGCGTAGGTGGACACCCGGCTGATCCGGGTCGTGTCCTCCTTGAGCAGGGACTTGAGCCACGGCCGGGGCTTCGGGGTGGTGGTCACCACGACACGCGGGTGCGGCCCGAGGCGCAGGCCGAACATCATCATGTCCCACACCTCCTGCACGAGCGCCCAGTGGGCGGGCTCGTCGGCCCACACCCAGTAGTGCTCCGGGCCACGGAGGCGGTCGGGTTCCTCGGCCGAGAACGTGGTGGCCACGGCCCCGTTGTGGAAGGTGACGCGGCGCTTCGACGGCTCGTACACCGGGCGCTTGCCCGGCGGGTAGATGGTGAGGATGCCGGACTCGCCTTCCAGCAGGGTGTCGCGGATGTCGGCGCCGGTCGCGGCGATCAGCGCGATGCGCGGCACCTTCTCGATGACGCGGTGGGTCATCTCGCAGCCGGTCCGGGTCTTGCCCGAGCCACGGCCGCCGATCAGCGCCCACACCACCCAGTCCATGTCGGTGGGTGGCCGCTGGTCGGAGCGTGCGTGGTTCCATGCCCAGTTGTCGTGCGGCTTGCCGTCACACTGGCTGTCCGTGCAGTAGAACGGGCGCCACTTCTCGTTCTGCGCGGCCCGCAGCAGGTTCAGCGCCTTCTCCTGCGCGGCCGGGGTCCACCGCTTGTACGCCTCCGGGTCAATGGTCACCATCACCGCACCCGCTGTCCGCCCGTGCGCCGGGTGCTGTTGAGCCCCAGCGGTTGCAGCAGGGTTTCGTAGTCCTCCCCGGTGCGCGCCGCGACTTCACGGGCAACGAGTCCGCGAATCCACGAGTCCCGGCTCACCCCGTCGTCAGCGGCACACCGGGACGCGAGGTGCGCCAGCCGGTTGCCCAACTTGAGGTGCGCCAACTTGATCGTCCCGGCCACGGCCACCGCCTCCGTCGCCGACATGCCGCCGAGCGCGGCGCGGCGCCAGTCACGTCGGACGACTCCGGTGGAGTCGGCGTCCTCGGTCAGCATCCGGGCGGCCTCGACCTCGGCGGCGACGAAGTCGGGGTCCGGCGTCGGGGGTCGCCCACCCTTACGCTTCGATGGCGAGGACATCGGCCTCCTCCACGTCGAGGATGTCGGTGTGCTGGAGCGCCACCACCTCGGCCACCCACGCGTCGATCTCGGAAGTGGTCGGCGTGTAGACGATGACCTCGGTCGGCATGTCGAGGCCCATGAGCCGGGCGTGCCGATCGACCATGGCCAGCGCGATGCGGGCGGCGACGAGGTGCTCCGGGTCGCTGGGGGTGGTGGCCTTCGCCCACACCCCGCGCAGCAGCCGCAGGATTCGGGCCTCCTCCTCGGCGCGCAGCGCGGTCCGGCCCACCTCGTCATCGGACCGGGTGGCCAGATCACGTTCCACGATGTTGCGGGCCTCGACGGCGTCGGCCAGCCCCAGCGCCTCGGCGACCTCCGCATACGACGCGCCCGCGAGGCGCAGCGCGGTCGCGGCCTGCCCGGTGCGGCGCGCCACGCCGTCCTTGCCTGACATCAGCCCTCCCCGGTGAACGACACGACCTCGCCGGTTTCGGCGTTCACAGGCAGTATCCCCCTGAACTCCTCGAACCTGCGGCAGATCACGTCGGCGTACCGGGGGTCGATCTCGATGACCCGGGCCCGGCGGCCGAGCCGTTCGCAGGCGATGAGGGTGGACCCGGACCCGCCGAACGGGTCGAGCACGAGGTCGGTGGTCCGTGACGACGGGCCGATCATGTCCTCCAGCAGCGCCACGGGCTTCATGGTGGGGTGGTCCTTGGACCGTTGCGGGCGGGCGTGGTTGAGGACGCTGTCCCGTGCCCGGCCCCCGGTGTAGCGGTGGATGCCGCCCTCGGTCCACCCGTAGAGCACCGGCTCGTGCTTGTAGTGGTAGTCGGAGTGCCCGAGCACGAACAGGTCTTTGACCCAGATGAGGGTCTGGCGCATCTTGAGCCCGGCGTCGGCGATGGCGGCCATGAAGTCGGCGACCAGCGGCCCGGGTGGCGAGAACACGTAGAACACGGCCCCGTTGGCGAGGTGCGCGTGGGCGTTGCCCAGCACGGCGGCGACGAGTTCCCTGACTCCGTCGGAGTCGCCGTCGATGGTCAGCGCCTCGTCGGTCTTGCCGACGTAGTCCACCCCGTAGGGGGGGTCGGTGAGCAGCAGGTGGGCGTGCTCGCCGTCCATGACCGCCCGGTACGCGTCGGGGTCGCGGGAGTCCCCGACGTGCAGCCGGTGGTCGCCGAGTATCCATGTCTGCCCGGTCTTGGTCTTGTGCCGGGTGGGGTGCGCCGAGGGAACGTCGTCGGGGTCGGTCTGCCCGTCGAGGGGGGTGTTGACGGCGGTGAGGAGGTCGGCGAGGTCGTCGTCGGTGTACCCGGAGCCGAGCAGGCCGGTGGCGTCGTCGAGGTCGGTGAGTAACTGGGCCAGCAATCCGTCGTCGTAGTTCCCCAGATCGGCGCTGCGGTTGTCAACCAGCAGGATGCGGGTGGCCTCCGCGCTGGTGGGCTCGATCGGCAGCCTGACGATGTCCACGTCCTCGTAGCCGAGTTCCCCGAGGGCGAACCAGAGGTGGTGCCCGGCGAGGATGGTGCCGTCATGGGCGGTGATGACGGGGCGGTAGATGCCATTGACCCGCACGGATTCCTTGATGACTTCGATGTCGCCGTTCCGCGCGTTCTTGGGGTGGGGCCGGAGGTCACTCCACTTGACGCGCCGCATGTCGAGCGCGGGCGTCGTCTCGGTTGCGACTCGTGGTTCACCTTGCGTCTGCACGGGCGTTCTCCTTCGCAGGGGTGCGGGGGGCGGCCAGCGCGGTCCGCACGGCCCACACCAGCCAGTCGTTCATGGGCATGTTGCGGGCGGCGGCGTCGAGGGCGGCCTGTTGGTGGAGGGTGAACGGCAGTCGGGTGCTGACGCGTACGCGCAGCCCCTTGGATGGTCGTCCCATGGGGGGAGGGTAGCGGATTCGGGGCCTGTTACGCCCTATCCCCCATTCAGATGGTCCCGGGGGGGGTACGAACGTACCAGCCGAATCTCCTCCGAAACGCCGAGGGCCCCCGGAGGCTATTCACGGGGGCCCTGCGGTACGGTGTCGGTGCTGATTCGACAGAGAGAGGCTATCAGATGCACCGCAGGGGGACGAAGCGCCGGGCGGGAACGCCGAAGCCGACCCGCCGCCGTGTCTGCCCCACGCACGGGTGGATCAACGCCGTGCAGCGACCCTCAGACGATCAGTGGATGTGTCCGATCGACGGGCTGAACGCGATGACCGAGCGCCAGTACCAACTGGTCTGCTCCGAGCGGAACGCCCGTCGCCTCCTCGGGGCAGGGGGTTGACGCAACGATCGGTTGTGCAGGCTTGAGAGCCCCGTGGCTGACGGTAGCGGGGTCCCGAGAACCAGTACGGTGGCAAGCGTAAGCGAACCACTCCCAGCCGTGGCCCGGACGGGTGAGCAAGTCCGAGCAGACCCCCTCCCTAGGGCGAAGTCTGTCCTGAACGCCCCTACCACGCGGGGTTGACTCCCCGGGAGTCATGGGGTATCGGGGCCTGTTATTCCATTCCAGACTGGGGTAGCACACCAAGGAGCCTCGCTTGCCCCCTCACCGCGGCCGTGGCTCTCCGTGACCGTGCCCCCACCCTCCGTGGCTGAGGCTGCCCTCTGCGGAGGAGAGGTGAGCCTCTGTGACGTAGCTAACACTCCAATGGGGTCCTAGGATTAGGTCGCGCTACCCGGATGGTGTAAACTAATGGTATGCGGAAAAGCCCCGACGGGGCCCCGCACACCGGGGAAAGTCCCCGATAACGGGCCCACCGAACGGGCCCACCACACCGGACACCGGCCGCTATGCGACCCGGCTACGCGACCCCAACGACTCGCTGCCACACGACTCGCTGCGGCTGGTGTCCACCCATCACAGTCCAAGGAAGGACTCTCTCATGAAGAAGCAGTTTGTGTTCGACCCCAATTTGACCAGCGCTATCCGGCTCGCCGGAGCCCTCGATGGTGAGGTCACCCTTACCAAGGAGCGGGAGGACTCCACGCGGAGTCTGGCTATGGTCGCGGTCGCCCGGTGGACGCAGTCCAAGTCCGCGACGATCGCCGATATCGAGGCTGAGACTGGTGTGCATCGCGGTGTCATCCAGCGTTACAGCGCGATCGGCAAGGCTCTCCTCGCTTCGCGCGGCGGGCTGGACCCGGAGTCCCACGATGGGGCGAAGGATGCCCATACCCTGATGCGTCACGCGGGCGAGAAGTTGCCGGGGTGGACTCTGGGGAAGGTGCTCGCCGAGTACAAGTCCGCGTACCCGGAGTCCGGCTCGTGGGCGATCATGGCCGCGTGGGCTTCCGAGTTCATCGAGGAGCACACTCCCGTGGTGGAGGACTCCGAGGAGGAGTCGGACGAGTCCGAGGAGACGACTCCGTCGGAGCCGCGCGGACCGTTGTCGGTGGAGGACTACCTGATGCAGGTCGCGGAGACGACTCTGAAGAAGGCGGCCAAGGAGGCCATGGCACCGGAGCAGGCGCTGGCCATCTTCGCCGAGTACCTGTTCATGGCGGCGGCCCAGCACGCCGAGGAGGAGGCCGTCGTGGATGGCGCCATCACCTCCAAGGTGGGCTCCGACGTCAAGCAGGCATTCTGCGCCGGGCTGGTCGTCGCGGCCGAGAAGGTCGAGAAGGTCGCGTCCTGACCCACCAGCCGGGGTCGGCTCCGCGTGGAGTCGGCTCCGGCCGGGCAGGGAGCGCTGGGACCACCGAGCCCAGCGTTGCCTACCCGAACGATCCCAAGGAAGGGGACCACCATGAGCAAGCGCAACGACCAGTGGCTGGCGCGCAAGGCGCGGCGGAAGGCTGCGGCGCGGGCCCGTATCGAGGGCCGTCGGACTCCGCCCGGAGTCCTGCCCGGGGTGCAGGTCGATCGTCCGGCGCCGAGCCGCGAGGTGCTCGATGCCCGGGCGGCGATGGTGGCCAAGGCCTACGAGCCGTGGGCTGGGGCCCATGGGGTCGATCGGACCGCGCGCTTCGTCATGGGGCGCTGACTCCACGGAGTCGCACCGGGGGGACGGGTAACGGTCCCCGATTCACACGCCCAAGGAAGGGGCAACAATGAACAGGCAAGGCAAGGCTGGGCTGATCGTCGCGGTCGGCATGACAGCCACACTGGTCGGGCTGTACCCGATCGCCGATCGACCGGCGAAGTACGCCGCTGACGAGACGTGGTCCGACCGGGTCATCACGACTCCGGTGGAGCCCAACGAGGACGAGCCCGGGTGGAACTGCTACACGATGGGCAACGGGTCCTGCGGGACTCTGACCTACGTCGAGGACCCGGCGGACCGGGACCGGCTGGGCGCGATCCTGCCGAAGGCGATCGATGGGCAGGTCTATGTCTCGTGGCCGGATGGCGCGGTGACCTTGGCCACACGACTCCAGCGGGAGTTGGGCTGGGTGACCTGTGTGGAGACGGCCGACGGGGGCGACGCGTCGCTGTTCGCGTGCGACGAGGCGTGGCAGGTCGCGGGGGACCGCTTCGACATGAGGACCCGCTGACTCCGACCGGAGTCGGCAGAACGCATCCAAGGAAGGGATGACGATGAAGGACAACCAGACGGCCGACGGCCAGCCCATTGTGGAGGGCATGATCGTGCTGGACAACAACGTGCGACCCGTGCGGGTCGGCACCCTGCACTACGTCGAGGACCAGCGCTTCAACGGCGAGCCGACCGGCCGCCAGACGTACTGGTATCGCGTGTTCGACCCGGTGACCGGGCGCTCCGATGGAGCGTGCGACGGGTCGCGGATGGCCACCAAGATGCGCCGCTATGACGGCTCCGTGCTCTACCCGGTGCCCATGCTGGTGAAGGCGTGGTCCGAGGAGATCGCGTCGTGGGAGTCCCCCGACGGCAAGCCGGAGCCCGACTGGGTGACCGACCTGTGGCTGGCGTGCCCGGCGTGCGGTGCGGTGGCGGCCGAGGGGCTGCGGGTCCGGGCCCACGCTGAACTGTGCGCGTACATCACCGCGTGCGACAACGCCGAGATCGAGGCCTACTCATGAGGTGGCCCGAGGGTTGGACGGTGGCCGACGACTCCACCGGAGCCACGCTGCCCGGCGTGGTCTGTGCGTCGAGCCCGTGGTGGGACTGCACCCTGACCACCGACGCACTGCGCACCGTGATCGTGGTCGAGCCCAGTCATGTGGCTGGCGGCTGGCGGGTGGTCGAGGGCGTGCTGCGCCGTCACCCCGACGGCTCCACCAGCCCGGACGACTGGCCGAGCGTGGAGTGGCACGAGTCCCGGGAGGTGGCGATGGCCATGGCGATGGCGTCCGCCCGTGGGACGTGGGCAGAGGAGTGCCCCGACCACGGCTGGGAGGCGGTGACTCCACAGGAGTCGGACGTGGTCCTCGACTGCGGCCGGGTCGTGCCCGGGTATGTGGGTACGGTCCGATGAGCCTCGTGTGCCGACATGCGGTGGCGATGCGCGACTGCACCGAGCCCCACCCGTGCGGGTGCGGCGACCCGTGGTGTGGCGCCGATCACCGCGACGATGGCGACGCGCTGCGTGAGGTGTTCGCCGGGCAGGACTGACAGCGCATTCTTGACTCCCAGTCTAGGTTGTGCTACCATAGTAGTAGTGGGTCGGTGAGGGCCCACACGACCGTCCAAGGAAGGACACCCATGAGCAAGCGTGACTTCGCCATGATCGCAGCCGCGATCCGGGCGACCACCATGAGCAGGAATGCTCGCAAGGAACTGGTCCGTCGGCTGAGCATCGACTTCGCCGAGGCCAACCCGCTGTTCCGCGCCGACCTCTTTGAGCAGGCGTGCCAACCCTGACTCCGACCGGAGTCCCAACGTCCAAGGAAGGACATGCAATGCCCAGCACCACGACCACCCAGCCGCTCCAGCAGGTGACCGATGAACTGTTCGACATCGCGCAGGCGGCCGACAAGATCGACAAGGTTCTGGCCGACTCCATCTGGAGTCTGCGCGACCGGACCCGGACCGCCGCGCAGAAGGAGCGCAACGCCGCCGAGCAGAAGGCGCGCGTCGATCGGCGGATCATCGAGGTCCACCAGTACATCCAGCGGATGCGTCAGGAGCGGATCGGCTTCGGGCCGGACGCCATGCGCGAGGCCGACGAGACAGCGGCGTCCTTCTTGGACGGGCTGACCACCCTCCTGCAAGCCGAGGAGATGTGGACCGACGGGCTGGGGCTCTCGTTCGGCGGTGTCATGGCCGGGGGGATCGTGTTCGGCATGATCGCCAGCCAGCGCCAGCCCTGCCTCGACCACTTCACCACGCCCCCGCTCCGGTGGAGTTTCCATTCCTGATCCGGTCACCCGCCTTGGTGGAGGGCACGTCCCTGCACCTTGGGAGCCGACCGGCTCACCCAACCGATCCAAGGAGAACCATGAGCAAGACCAAAGAGGTAGTACCCATGAGCACCGACGAGTTGCTCGCGGCCATGCGGGAGTTGATTCCAGCCAAGGACGTGGTCCCCACAGCCCCGGCGGTGATCGACTTCACCGGCGTGGGCGCTCCCGACGTGCTGATCGTCACCAGCGCCAGCAAGGTGGACCGCGCCGTGGTGAAGGCCGCGATGGAGCGCATCGCCGAGTACGAGGAGGCGATCCGCACGGCCGAGCGCACCTACCGGGACGGCGAGTACCGAGCCCTCGACCGTGACTGGGGGCTGCACAACGAGCGGGTCCGCGACACGCGGATCGAGTCCGCCCGCCGTGCCATCGCCGAGGAGTACGAGGCCCTGAACCTGCGGCTCAACGTCAACGCCCGGCTCCGCGAGCATGGGCTGATCGACTGACCCGACTCCGACCGGAGTCCCAACCCGTCCAAGGAAGGACACTGCAATGCGAACACCCGAGTACACCCTGTCCACCACGACCCCGGCCGACGCCGTCGTCGTTCACCAGCACGAGGTCGATGCACTGCGCGCCGTCGCAGCCCGCATCACCGACGACTACCCGCCGCTGGCCGCCGAGTTGCTGGCGGTGGCCGACTCCATGGAGCGCCTCGTCGTGGCCGACCGCGTCATCGAGTACGTCGAGTTGGCGACCCGCATCCGCACCGTCAAGGTGCTCGGTGGCAACGAGGCCACGGCGCTGACCTCGCTGGCCAACCGCTACCGCGAGGCCCCGCCTGCCCACGGCATCGGCTGGGACGTGGTGGACGTGGACCCCGACATGCTCAAGGACAGCATCGAGGTCGTCCGATGAGCGCCCGCAAGCGTCGGCTGGTCCGGGCACTGGACACCGAGGCGGTCCGCCCCATGCTGGCCGCCGTGTACGAGGCCCTCTACGGCGACCCGCTGGACGACCGGCTCAAGGTCGAGGAGCAGGTGCTCGTCGTGGGCTGGAACGACAAGGACCAGATGGTCGATGTCGGCACCGTGTGCAACGAGGGCGTGGGCAACTGGCTCACCGACTCCAACTGCATCGAGGTGTGGGTGATGGGTGGGTTCCAGCGGTTCACCATTCCGCTGGGGCTCAACCGCATCCCGCTGCGCGAGGAGCCGGTGGACCTTGCCGACAGCATCCGCACGTTCGGTGCCCGGCTGGAATCCAACTGGTACCAGTGGGACCGGGCCGCCGAGACGGCGCTGGTCAAGGGCATCCCGTCGCACCTCGACCCGTTCGTGGTGGCGTGATGGCCGAGACGAAGGTGCCCACCGCACCGGAGCCGATCCTCAAGGCCGGGGTGCCAGCCCTGTATGACGCCCTGTTCTGCACCCTCAAGGTGCGGGTGACGCGGGTGTTCTGCGAGCCCCGCTACCGGGGGGACAAGGCGCTGACCGTGGAGTTCGTGGTCACGTCGAGGAAGAATCCGACCTACCCGCCGGGCACGGTGGAGCGCACCAGCATCCACTGGTTGCGGATGCGCAACGGTGCCCCGTTCAGCCTCGTGGAGGCTGACGCCTGACGGTAGCCCGTGTCGCACCGGGGGCAACCCCCTGTCCCCGGTGCTTCATGTCCGACCGTCGGACAAGGACGACTCCGAGGGAGTCATCGTGAAGGAAGAACAACTGATCCTCTGGAATCCAGAGGCCAAGCCAAGGAAGAAGGGAACCACGAGCATGAACGACATGCTGACCACAGCACGAGTGAAGAAGGCGGACGAGTTCTACACGGACTGGACCGTCATTGAGCAAGAGGTCATGGAGTACGTCGCCTTCAACCCGGACGTGTTCCGTGGCAAGACGATCCTGCTGCCATGCGACGACCCGGAGTGGAGCAACTTCACCAAGTTCTTCGCGCTGAACTTCGGCGCGTTCGGGATCAAGCAGATCATCAGCACCTCGTTCTCGGGCGACAACTCCCCGGGCAAGGTGTTCCGGCTGGACGGCGACTCCAATGGAGACGGCGCGACCGGCATGGACGACCTGCGGTGGGAGTACCTCACCGGCAACGGCGACTTCCGCTCCCCGGAGGTGCGGGCGCTGCGCGACGAGGCCGACATCGTCGTGACCAATCCACCGTTCAGCCTGTTCCGCGAGTTCCTGCCGTGGATCATGGACGCGGGCAAGGACTTCCTGATCCTCGGGAACGTGAACGTGGTGACCTCACCTGACGTGTTCCCGCTGGTCACCGAGGGGAAGTTGTGGCTCGGGCCGTCGATCCACAGCGGGGACCGGGAGTTCCGGGTGCCCGAGGACTACCCGCTGGAGGCGGCGGGCTGGCGCATCGATGACGAGGGGAACAGGTACATCCGGGTCAAGGGTGTGCGCTGGTTCACGAACCTCGACCACGGCAAGCGCCACGAGCCGCTCCAGTTGATGACCATGGACGACAACGTCCGCTTCAACCCCAAGTTGGAGGGCAAGCAGGCGTACCAGCGGTACGACAACTACGCCGCGATCGAGGTGCCGACGGTGAAGTCCATCCCGGCCGACTACGACGGGGTGATGGGCGTGCCGATCACGTTCCTCGACAAGCACTGCCCGGACCAGTTCCAGATCATCGGGCTGACCGACGCGGCGGCCGACTCCCCGGTCGCGCACCTGCGCATCGAGGGGCACGGGAAGTACCACCGTGGGTACCTCGACGGCCGGTGCCTGTACGCCCGCATCCTGATCAAGCGCGCCGCCTGATCCGGCCGCGCTCGGGGGGCAGGGGCACTCGTCCCTGCCCGACCGGGGGCCATCCGGCTCACCGACTCCGCACGGAGTCGCAACCGATCCAAGGAAGGATCACCATGCGCACGACACTCAAGACCTACAAGGTCAGGGACCTCGTCAAGGGGTTCACCTACAGCGAGGCCGAGGACAAGGGCCTCTATGGACTGGACGGGACGCTCACGATCCAGCCCGAGTACCAGCGGAACTACATCTACGCCGACGGCAAGCGCGACGTGGCCGTGATCCAGTCCATTCTGGCTGGGTACCCGCTGGGGCTGATGTACTTCAACGTCCTGCCGGGCGGTGAGATGGAGGTGCTCGACGGGCAGCAGCGGATCACGTCGATCGGGCGCTTCGTCAACGGGCTGATGACGGCCGACATCGACGGGTCCAAGCAGGTCATCACCAGCCTGACGCCCGCGCAGAAGCGTCGGCTCCTCGACTACGAGGTGCTCGCGTACCACTGCGAGGGCACGGAGGAGGAGATCAAGGCGTGGTTCCAGACGGTGAACATCGCCGGGGTTCCGCTGAACCAGCAGGAGTTGCTGAACGCGATCTACTCCGGGCCGTTCGTCACCGCTGCCAAGGCCACCTTCTCCCGGTCGAGCAACAGCGCGATCACGAAGTGGAAGCACTACATGTCGGGGTCGGCGAACCGGCAGGACTACCTCGCCACGGCTCTGGACTGGGCCAGCGACGGTCAGGTCGGGGAGTACATGGCCAAGCACCGGGCCGACGAGGACGCCCGTGAGTTGGTCGAGGCCTTCAACGAGGTGCTGGGCTGGGTCACGGCCACGTTCTTCGAGCGGTACAAGCCCATGCAGGGTGTGAACTGGGGTCGGCTCCACCGGAGTTACGGCGCCGCCCCCGCCCCGGCCGACGTGGACGCGCGGATCGCTGCGCTCATGGCGGACCCGGAGGTGACCGACAAGAAGGGCATCTGGGAGTACGTCCTCGGCGGGGAGCAGGAGACTCGCCTGCTCAACGTCCGGGTGTTCGACGCGAAGGTCAAGGCCACGACGTACGCAGCACAGACCAGCGACTCGCGGGGCGGTGGCATGTCGAACTGCCCGGTGTGTGCGGGTTCCAGCAACAAGTCGCAGGCCGTGAAGGTCTACCGCGAGGAGGAGATGGAAGCCGATCACGTCACGGCGTGGTCGAACGGGGGCCAGAGCAGCCCGGAGAACTGCCAGATGCTCTGCAAGCCGCACAACCGCGCGAAGGGCAACCGCTAGTCGGTGCCCGGGTGGGGAGTCAGGGCCATTCTTGACTCCCCATCTAGGTTGTGCTACCATAGTTGTACCGGGTTGGGGACCGCCCCCGACCCGGCCGACGATCCAAGGAGGGATCAGCAATGCCAGTCAAGACCGAGGCCCGCAACGCCTCACTGCAAGACGCCATGGCCATGCTCACCGAGCAGGCCGCCGTCAAGGTGGACGCCGTCGTCCCGTTCAGCGCGCTCGCCGCCAGCAACGGGCAGATCACGCTGTCCAACGTCGAGCCCGTCATCCACTCCGACGGAGTCACCGACCCCAACGGGTACTACCTGCCCACCGCCGTCGGCGACGAGTCCATCGCCGCCCGACTCGGTGTCCCCACGCCGTACATGCGGCGCCTTCGGGAGCCCGGCAACATCACCCTGTGGGACGAGAACGTCAACCACTGGCTGCGCCGTGAGCCCAGCCGCAAGGTGCTGGTCCGCACGTTCGCGCAGACCGAGTTGACCGAGCCGGGAATCTTCCGGTCCATGTCGTCGGACAAGTTCAAGATGATGGACAACCTCGACACGGTGCTGGCCATCCTCGACGGGCTGCGTCAGGCCGGGATCGAGTTCACCGTCGGCGGGTTCGACATCACCGAGCGCAGGCTGCGCATGACGGTGCAGGCACCGGCCGTCCGGGTCGCCGCCGAGGCCCTGCTCAAGGGCTACCGCTCCCCGTTCACCGGGCAGGACGCGGCCAGCCTGCCGTTCATCCACGCCGGGTTCTCGTTCTCCAACTCCGAGACGGGCAACGGGTCGCTGTCGCTGGCCCCGCGCGCCGTGGTCGAGGTGTGCAAGAACGGCATGACCCGCAACGTGGACCTGTTCCGTGCGGTCCACCTCGGTGGGCGGCTGGACGAGGGCGTGGTCCGCTGGGCTGACGACACGCAGGAGAAGTCGCTGCGTCTGGTCACCGCTCAGGTCCGCGACACGGTGCAGGCGTTCTGCTCCACGGAGTACCTGACCGAGTGGGTCACGTCACTGGAGGAGAAGGCCGAGGTCAAGGTGGCCGACCCCGCCAAGGCGATCAAGGTCATCGCCCGCCGGGCCGGGTTCTCCGAGCACGAGGCGCAGGGCATCCTGAGCCACTTCATCTCCGGCGGTCAGGCCACGGCCGGTGGCTTCATGCAGGCTTCGACGTCGTATGCTCAGACTGTGCAGTCACCCGACCGCGCAATCGAGATCGAGGAGAAGGCCGAGCAGGTGCTCAACATCGCTGCCTCGCTCGGATAGGAGGAGCCATGCCCAAGAGGAGCGCGACTCCAGTGGAGGTGGTTCTGTCGCGGACGACTGTGACGGAGAAGGGGTGCTGGCTGTGGAACGGGTCACCGAACCGCAGCGGGTACGGGCAGATCAAGGTGGACGGCCGCTGGCCGGTGGTCCACAAGATCGTCTACGAGGCGTTCGTCGGGCCAGTCCCAGAGGGGATGCAACTCGACCACCTTTGCCACGACCCTAGGCGCTGCACGCTGGCGTCAGAGTGCCCGCACCGTAGGTGCGTGCGCCCCTCCCACATGCTCCCAGCCACACCGAGGGAGAACACGCTTCGTTCCAACGCCGTCACGGCAGTGAACGCAGCCCGTACGCATTGCGTCAACGGCCACGAGTTCACCGAGGCCAACACATACGTCCGCCCCACTGGCGGGCGCATGTGCAGGGCGTGCGGGCTGGCCGCTACCAAGAGGTACGCGGTCAGGAAGTCCTCGCTGTAGGGCACGTCGAGGTCACCGACTCCACATGGAGCCGGTGGCTTCGGCGGGCAACTCAGCCCACACCAACGAAGGGAACACCATGAAGATCAGCACCGTGATCCGGCCGTCGGCCGAGGTCATCCAGATCAACGAGGTCACCGTCGGTGCCGTCTACAAGCGGCTCGACACCCCGTCCTTCGGGGAGCCCCGGCTCGTGTTCGGCGTCGTCACCGACATCATGCACAACGGGGAGAGCGCCGCGCTCGTGGCCATCGAGTTCATCCCCCCGGCGTACTCGGGCAGCATGGAGCCCACGCTGCGCACGTTCCAAGGCGACGCCGAGGTGGCGATCTACCCGGCGCAGCCGGAGGAGTTCAGCCTCGCCATGCAGCAGGCCATCGAGAAGCAGGAGCGTGCCATCGAGGAGGTCCGCAAGAACCTCGCCGCGAAGCAGTCCGTGCTCGACATGATGGAGCGCACGCTCATGTCGCCGATGACCGTGGCGGGGACCGTCGTCGTCCCGATCGAGGGCTGACCCGTGCGCGTCTACACCCTGACGATCACGACGAAGTCCGACGAGACGGCGACGGGGCTGGCACGGGGGACGTACGTCGCCCACGTCAGCGACGACGCGGTGACCATCATGTTCAAGCCGGAGGGCAAGTCCACGTTCCGCGTGGGCCGGGCCATGGAGGAGGAGCGCTGATGACCGAGCCCACGCCGGAGGAACTTGCCGCCGCCGAGAAGGCGCGCAAGGCCGAGGCCATGAAGTTCCGCAAGTCCATGCTGATCCGTGCCCGCAACCGCGCGTACGTCATCCTCGCCGGGGAGAACCCGACGCGGTTCCAGCAGATCAAGGACGACCTGTTGGTGAAGTGGGGCTTCGACCCCATCAGCCAGTCGCACCAGCGCCGACACGGCGCGCTCAACCCGGCGGACCCGCCGGGCGTACACCCCATCGACTCCGACCGGAGTCAGTGACACCGTCCAAGGAAGGGACACAGCACCATGAAGAACGACGACATCAAGACGAGCACGCCTGTCCGGCACCCGGAGGGTGGTGACTACGTCATCCAGCGCCAGTCGATGAACGGGGCGGGTGAGGTTCTCTCCGTCGCCATCGGCAAGGATCTGCACGCCACGCCCGTGTTCGACGGGCACCCTGACGAGGCCCGCAAGCACGGGTTCCTGTTCGGCGACCTGTGTGGGCGCTGCGGCAACGAGCCGGGCCGCGACATGACGTGCCCCGACTGCACCCCAGAGTCGGCGGTCACCATCGGGCGCGTCGCCGAACTGGAGGCCACCCTCGCCGCGTACTCCGTGGAGTTGGAGGCTCGGTCGGGCACCATCTCCGACCTGCGTGGCGAGGTGACCGCGCTCGGCGCTGACGTGGCCACCCTGCGGTCCCGGCTGAACGGTTCCGAGGCTGCCCTGCGGGACTTCAAGGAGCGGGTCCGCAGCGAGGTGGAGTCCGCGAAGGTCACGCACGACCTGTGCATCGACGGGTGCAACTCGTTCCTTGAGGAACTGGGCCTGCCCCTGCTCACCCGCAAGTGGAAGGTGCAGGTGATCCGCGACTCGGACTACGAGACGGTGCTCACCGTGTCGGGAGTTGAGGCCGACGACGAGGACGCTGCGCGCGACGAGGTCAAGGAGAACTTCTCCGTGTCCGCCACCGTCAAGCGGGTGGACTACGACTACGACTACGACGGCGAGGGCGACGCGGACTGGGACCACGAGAACTACTCCGACACCGACCTTGACGACGACGGTGACGACTTCGCCGACGGGCACAAGGACGCGTTCACCTTCTCGGTTGAGGAGCAGTGACCATGGCTACCACGATCACCCTGCCCATGACGCACCTCGTGCAGTTGGTCCGGTTCGCCGGGCACGCTGCGGCCGAGGACAAGTGGGGGCTGCCCGCCTTGGCGTGCATCCAGTTCACCGCCGGTCCGGGTGCGGAGCACATCCCGCACTACGAGCACCGCACGTTCAGCGAGCACCGGCTGGACACCCCGCTGCTGACGGCAGCCGCGACCGACAGGTTCCGGCTGGCGTGGGCGTCGGCGCAGTGCAAGGTGGAGGGCGACCCGGCCACGTTCATGGTGACGGCGAAGGCGCTGCGCTCCATGGTGCGGGGGCTCCCCGCTCAGGGGACCGGGCGCAACAAGCGGGCCTACGACGTGACGATCACGGTGCTGGACAAGCGGCCTGCGCGGTTCACGGTGGCCGACGAGGCGGCCGAGTACGAGCAGTCCACCACGCTGGCCACGGTCGAGGGCACGTTCCCCAAGGTGGAGAAGG